ATAAAAAAACCCACTTTATGAGTGGGTTACCATTTTACCATTAATAATGAATTTCGTTTAGGTTTAACAAATCCACATTTTTTATATGAATTAATTACCTTTCTCATTGGACCACTAATTGGAGGTAGTAATTTTAATTGTTCTTCGTTATCTCTTGTTTCTTGATATTGAAGGGGGAACGGAATTAAAATCATAGGTATGTGATACGTTTTATCTAAAGTATCAATTAATTTTCTAACAATACCTTGTCCTCTATATTCTTCTTTAATTTTTATTTTTTCAACAATTAAAAATCTATTTTCATGCACTTCAGGCATCAAATCATAATATTCATCTTTTACATTCATATTATCATCAAATAATTCGTCACTATACGTTGCGGTATTAATACTATGATTATCCAAAGTTTCATATATCATATTTTCCGACCCCCATAATAATTTTAATTTAAATTCACCTATGATAATATCTCCATTGTCTTTATCATTACTAAAATTGTACATTTTTATTTGACCATCAATGAATTGCATAAACTCAATGTCATTGGCATTAAAATCATCTACATGCTCTCTTGGGTCTATTGAAGTAAAACTACTTGTGTGAATTGTTACTAAACTTAAATCAATATGTTTTTTTCTCATTATTACATTATTTTATAATTCAAATATACAACTATTTTTATTATACACAAATTTATTTTGTTAAAATTATTTTACGGTACGTTGGTAATAATGTATTACTGGGTTATCTGACAGATCTCATGAACCCGAGTGAAAAGAACTTACTGGGTAATACGTCCCAGTAATAAGATATATTTTGTGGGACCCTGATGGAAAATCGTTAAACAAAAAAAGGGGAACATTTCTGTTCCCCAATTCTCACTAACACTACAAACACTAATCTTTATAAACGATTTTATTTGTAATGTCCTTTATAATCTCTCGTATTGTATTACCCTTAACTTTGTTTTCAATCATACAATAATAAATGTCGGTAATAACTTTGTGGGTATGTTTAAAGTCTTTATACACCTCTCGTCGTTTATCTCCATTCTTAATTGTTATTCTTGTACTTTCCCAAAGAGGAGTGTTATTAACATAAATTGATATGATAAAGTTTTCGTCCGAGTAATACGACCTTCTAAATCTTTCCATATTATTTAGTTATGATACCCAACTTATGTAGGTCGTTGTAATTAAATGTGTCATTCAACTTCTTACCGAATATGTTTTCATAAATGATTTCCATATTGGACTTATTTAACTTCGGTTTCTTAATTCCGTACTTCTCACATAGTTTAACAAAGTTTCGTGTATCACATACAATCTCAACATTTCTTTGTTCCTCACGATTGAACCAATGATTATTCCATTTAGTACCTACACCACTTACACCAATAGTAAAATACTTAAACCCACCACAATCCCAATAATAATGTTTTTCACTACCTCCGTCAAACACTTTAGTAATTAAAACAAAGATGTTTTCATCATTCCAATGTTTTTTAACAACGATTTGACCTTCAACGAATTTTTTAGTGTCTTTCTTAACAATCTTTTTAGTTAATCTCTCTACTTCTTCCTCATAGATTCTTCTCCTTGTCATATAGTTATCATACATTCTATCTTTGATTTTATCCACCCTACTATTAAAAGAGGTTTCACTTTGATAGTAATTGTTTTCTAACTCTTTGATTTTTTCTTTTGTCATTAAGATTTCATTTTCATAATTTCTTAATGTGGTCGTTTCGTTTTTACGAGGTCTACCAACCTTTCTTTTTAATGTTTCCATTTGTTTATGTGTTTAGTGTCCACAAATATAACACTAATTCTATTATATAACAAATAAAAATGTTAAAACTTTCCAAAATTTATCTAACGGTTCCGACGGGAACGGTATATTACTGGGTTATTCGTTCATGGGAAATTCCGAAGAAGGTGAGAACGATTTTACTGGGACGTATTACCCAGTAATTCTTTTCCGTCCAAGAAGGTCCCACAGTTGGTCATCGGCCAAGAATATCCCAGTAATGTAATACCATGATCATGGTAAATTTTCTTCAGACTCGGCAAATATCCCAGTAATAAAACATACCTGTCCACAGTGTGACGGGACTTCAGTCAAACAAAAATCCCCCGAACTAAAAGTCCGAGGGATTCGTTAATAAATGAAAGAGTCAAAACTAAGTTTCAATTAAACCATCTATAACACCAACCAATTCATCAAACATAATATCGTGGTCAATCGTTTGTTCAACAACCAACATACTATTCAACAATCGTACTTCATAATAATCTAATCCGTTGAGGGTAATCATTACAAAGTGTTTCCACTTCATCCCTTTCACTTTTAACAAAAGACCTTTAACATATCCGTCTTCCGTTAATCCGATTCTAATAACTTTTTCTACACCCCAACACATATAAGGTAAACCTCCTTGTGTCTTGGTTAATACATACATTGTTTCATCAGGGTTAAATTCTCTAACTCCTAACTTCATTAGTGTTTGTTCAGTAGTCATATCATTTTGTTTTTAGTGATATACAAATATAATACTATTACCAGTATATTCCAAACTTTTTTTGTTAAATTTTTGTGAAGGTGAACCCAACCTGTACGATGTTACTGGGACACCAACCCAGGAATGTTTTGGGGATGATCCCTGGTTTTTTCTCTCGACTGGAATTAACCCAGGAAACTTTTCCTGTACGATCATCCGGAATCAGGTTTCCTTCCAACAACCCAGTAATTATTCCCTGATGATCAGGAGAAAAAATCTGTGAAGATATTCTTGTCCCACTAAATGTCAATGTTCGATAATGAATGTGGGACCTCAAGGTTCACGGGGGGTATGTTACTGGGATAGCTCCCTATGGGTATAGGTGGGGGGTCCCCCCTCCCCGTATCCCCCCTTATATAAGGGTTTTTAGGGGGGTCTAAACAGGGGGTCAATGCCGTGAGCAAAATTTTTCCGGAAAAAATCTGGAAAAACCAAAAAGTTCAATAAATTGAAAAAAAAAATTTTTCAGAAAAAAACCTAAAAAGTTAAAAAACGTTTTAAAACACAAAAAAAAATTTTTCCAGAAAAATCGGAAATATGAATAACTATTTGTTAATCATATTTTTATAACATAGTTTTAGTTCATTTATAAATTTCTCGGAATCTATATTATTTTTTGCTTGGTTAATAAACCACGTGACAATCACGGTATTTTCTATAGTATAACCAATGTTACTATCTATTCTATCCAAAGATAAAGAATGTAGGTCCTTTGTTTTAAAAGTAACTTCAACATTACTAAAGTAACATCTACCATTTTGTTCTTTTAATTTATTTTGAATTACTTCATCTGTAAGTTCAAATTCAATATTTTTGATTTTAGCTCTATGTTTTGCCGCCTGAACTCTAATATGAATAATATTTTTCTCATTCACCCATTCTTTATTTGAACAATTATATAATTCACCGTTTTGATATTTTACCCTTAACTTATTTAATGTACATCTTTTACATATACCTTTAATATTCAAATAAAAATTAGTTACGTCGGTATCACCACATTTCCGGCATAAATGTGGTTTATCGATATGATAAACTTTAATATTTTCGTTAAAAAATGTGAAATCGTTATTTTTTATTTGATTTTCTATAATTTGTTGGGTTTCATTATATGGTTGACCAATAGGTGGTAGATAACCCTCTTTTCGTAATTTTGACCTTACATATTGACGTCTAGACTTTAATGTACCTTTAAAATCAATTTTATCTTTAGGGAGTCTCTTTTTTTCGTAGTCGTTCTTTTTAATATTTTCCCAACAACTAAAATCGTTATTTTTTATTTGATTTAGTATTAATTGTTGTTCTTCTGTACAATGACTACCAACTTTAGGTAAGATACCTCTTTTTCTTAGTTTATTCCTAATTTTGGTTTTTTTCAATTCAATATTTTTCATTCATATAATATACTAAAAAATAGTTTATAAAACAAATTATATTCCGTATTTATACTATATGTTATACGAAGTCATAGATGTCCCCCAACCTGAGAACTGTGATAAATGTGTCCCTTGTATGAGAATGAGACTCATGGAGATGGGATTCATATCAGGACAAGAGATTGAGGTGGGTGAGAAGAAGTTGGGTCTCCATATGGTTCATATGTTATCCGTTAACGGAGATATTGAACAAACCTTCGCTCTAAGACCTGAAGAATTGGGAAGAATTTGTTTAAATCGGAAATAATCTGTATATTATATAAAAATTTTATACAGTATGGGAATTACAATCGATAAAGTAGTCACAACACATTACGGTTATTATACCGATAACGAAAGAACCATTTACCCGTTCTCCGTGGAAATTACCGAAGTTAATGATGAAGATCAGTGGATTGAAATATCATGGGATGATGTCCAGCCAACAAATGTGGAAGATATCGAGGATGAACTACGTGATATGTTCTAATTGAACCTCATATGCCGGTATCGGGGTTTTGGTCTCGTCCGCCGGGATTTTTTGGTGGTTTGTATTATAACCCCTATCTTTGTGGATAATTAAATTATATCATATGAAATTGTGGAAATGGATTGGAGGTAGACAAGATAAATGTCTCTATAGAAAATTTACCCTATGGTATTTTAAGATATGGAAATTGGGGTTTGATGCATATATCCTGGACTATGAACCAAATCAGATATTGCCACCCCATACGGACCCCGTAGAAGGAGGTTCTCACTACCGGTTGAACATTGGGTGGGGCAAGAGCAAACTCCTCGTTAAATCGAAGATATGGGGGTTTAATAAAGGGAAGTTCTCCGTATATTTATTTAGACCTGACTTATATACACATAGTTTGGTGATAAACTCTAAAACAAAGAAACTTTCGTTGGGTTTCGTTAAATTCAAATAACATGGCAAAAACAACTGTACGTCCTCACAATTTCCAAAGAATTGTTAAAACAAAAAATGGTCCCGTAGTTAAGAATTGTATCCGTAAAGGTCATACAAGAACTACAAAGAAAAGAGCCTAATTTTGAAATCTTTTTGAACCTCTCCTCGTTGAGAGGTTTTTTTATGTCCCTTACTTATTTTAGGATATTTATGTATGTATATGAAATTAATTGATATTATATTACTTGAATATAAAGGAACCATTGCAAAAGAGGTTGGTAATTTAATTGACCAATGGAAAGGTAAATCCGCCTCCGACTTCATGGACCAACATTACGAAGTGTATGAATGGGCAGTGAAAAAAGGACCATTCATAATTGATCCAATTACCGGTAAGAAAAAAAACACAAAGGGATTTTGGGAAAATCTTATTAAAGATATGGACCAAACAGAATTGAAAAATAGATTAGATAGTAAAAAAAGGAATCCACCAATACCCAAAGAAGAAATAATAAAAGTCGCTAATGAATTTGGAAATGGATTAGTTTCAGACTTTAAAAGAAAATTTCTAAAATATTATCAAGCGGCAATTACAAAAGGTCCACATATTAAAGTAGGAAAAAATAAATATAAAAATACTTTTGGGTTTTTTTATGAGGTAACCAAAAATATGGTTAGAACCCAAAGAGACCCATTTACAGACGATGAACTTAGGGATATTGCAAAAAAATATATTGGAAAAACATTTCAAGATTTTAGAGACGGTGACCCGAGTGCGTATGAAGCGGCATTAGATAGGGGACCTTGTACTGATGGAAACAGAGGACCTTGTAAAGAAAAAGACGGTAGACAGAATACATATGCGTTCTTTAAAGAAATAACAAAAGGAATAAACCCGACCGGTAATTACTCTAATAAAATGGTTTATGCCTATGAATTCCGTGATGAAAAAAATAATCCGGTTGCAGCTTACGTTGGTTTAACAGATAAAGAGGATATTAGACATAAAGAACATATGACGGGAATAACCAGAGAAGGTAAACCCGTCGAAACCTCAGTAACAAAATTCATTAAAGAAAATCCAAATTTACATGTTACTAAATTAAAAATCACCGATTATATTGATTGGAAACTTGCAAAAGAATTGGAAGATGAGTACGAAAAAAAATATAGGGATAATGGTTGGAAAGTATTAAACGTGACCAAAACCGGCAGTTTAGGTAAATCATTTGGGGTTTCAAATGATGAACTTAAAAAAAGATTTGACAAATATAATACAATTGCTGATATTAGAAAATATGATAGTTCGGCTTATAATACTGCACGTAAAAGAGGAATTATAGGTGATTTAACTAAAAATTATAAACAATTAAAAACAGTAAGAACAGACCAAGACTTAATTGATTTCGCATTAAGTTATGATACTTTTGCAGATTTTAAAAAGGATAGTAAAGCGGAGAGTGTTAAAGTTACAGCCAGAAACAGAGGTTTAATACCTAAAATAATTGAATTATTTAAAGAAAAGGGAGATAATCCAATATACATCAAGAAACCAAATAAGAAAAAACAAAATGAATTATCATTTAAAAATATATTAAAACAACTATAATATGGGAACAGCAGCAAAAAAACCACGTGCAATGAGAAGTGTACGTTCTGGTAGAAAGAAAATGGAAATCTATAAGAAGAATCAAGAAATTCTTAAGAAGTATTTGAAATTAGCAAAAGGATAATGAAATTTGAACATATCATTATAGAAATGATTCAACATGATGTTGATGAGATTGCAACGAAAGAAAAAGAACTCGTTGGTAAAGGTGCATTTCATAATGTTTATCCATCTAATAAAAACCCAAACATTGTTTATAAAATCGGATTTGATGAAGATGTTAATGGATGGGTTGATTTATTTAAAAGTCGCCCCGATATATTTCCAAAAGTATATGGTACAGGTCATGTGAACATCAAATTAAAAAAACAAGTAACTAACTTCTCTTGGAGAACAGGAGAATTTAAACCTATCACTTATAATCCTGGTGATACCATTAAAGTAAAATATGTTGCGGTCGAAAGATTGAACACAAAGAAAGCACAAGAACATTGGAATTCATTGGGAAATGTGGTTTCAGTAATGTCGGGTAAATCTTTACAAACATATCTTACAAGTTTGGGTATGGATCAAGAAATGGAAGATGAGTTCTTATCTATTGGTGAGAAAATAAAAGAAACGGGTAATGATTTCATTTATGATATATTTGTTGAGTTCTACAACCTAATTCATTCAGTATATGAATTAAAACCAACCGCAGACGTTCATGTGGGTAATTACGGATATGATAAGGACGGTAATCTAAAATGTTTAGATATTTAATATTATGAAATTAACAGATATACTTACAGAATCAAAATCATTTGATGAGTTTGCAGAAAAAAGAATGGGTGGAGCATCTAAGATTGCAAAAAGTGCAAAAGAGAAAGGTGGCCCATCAATGTTAACTTACCATCACTTTATTGTTAAGTTACCATATTACAAAGAAGCTGCTGATGGTAAATTTGATATGGATAAAGCAAAAAAAGAATTCGATGAGTGTGTTAAACAATTATCTGATGATATGGAACAAGTTGCATTTCAAAAACTTGTTGGTAAAATAGAAGTACTTGGTGAACTTATCATCAAACATAAGTAATGAAACTATTAGACATTTTAAAAGAACAAGGATGGTCAGACCCTGAGAAAGCGGCATCAGGTCCACAAAAATGTGGAATTACTAAAGGTAATGATGGTGCAAGTAACAGAGAAATGAGACAACAAGATAGAGAGTTAGCCGCAAGTAATAGGGCGGAAGCAAAAGCAAACGCTGCTGAACTTAAGAAAACTTTTGATATGAGATATGGTAGAGATAATGAACCTTTAGATAAAGCAACCAGAAATCAAATCTATGGTGAATATAAACAGTTTAACCAAGGTTTGTTGAATGGTGGGTCATATACACCTGAACAAAATTTCGCGGTCCTATATAAGGTATATGATTGGGTTAAGAACGTACCAACAGTTTCTTATCCAAAAAGACTTGCAGTTAAATTTAACAATCCAAATATAAAATCAATTACACTCGAACAACTTGCAGGTTATGCAAATCAAATGGGGTGGGATAATTTTATTAATTGGTATAATGCAGGAGGTCCTGTCATTAAGTAAGATACCTCGGGTTTGAAGACCCGACTTAGGACCGGGACTAGTTACTAATCCCGTTGGGACAAGAATTCGCTACTCTTGTCCCTTTTTTATTTAAATTATTTTAACAAATCCATATATTTATAGGAATACAATATTAAAATGGGAAAAAAAATCAAAATCACAGAAGAACAATTAAAGAAAATAATTGCATCTAAACAAGTAAACGAACAATCATCAGGTGAAGTTGGTATCGAAAACGGTATGGACGTTGCTACTGAATCAGAAAGAATGATTGATAGTTTTGTAAATCAATATAAGAACTTAGTTGCGGGTTCAATTTATGATAGTCCTGAAGCATTATCAAATGTATGTGACATCTTAAAGAGTAAATTATGTGGTAATAACGAACCTACAGATTATACTATGGGTAGTGATGATGAAAACATGATGCCGAATCCACCTTCAGAAATTGAAATGAATGAATCGGTATTTAAAATTAAATCAGAATTTAATAGATTTTTATAATATTGAAACCCTCTTATTGAGGGTTTTTTTATGCTTATGGAGAAACAAAAATGTAATTTTATTGGGTGTACAAGAGATGCTGAACATAAAGAGACATATAAGGTTCTTGATAGTAATTTAGGTCTTTATTCGTTTACAACTAATTTATGTACAAAACATTTTGAGGAAATACATAATTTCAAGGAGAAGATGACTGGTGACTTTTCAGTATTCTTTAAGGAGAATCCGGATAAATCATACCACGTGTAGTATTTATTGTATATGAAAATAGTATTAACTGAATCACAATTAAAAACGTTAATTGAATCTGAAAAGAATCATATCATTCATTGTGATGAATGTGGTTGGGAATGGAAAAAATCTGAGGGTGGGAATGATCCCCATACATGTCATAAATGTGGTCATGTAAACAAACAGGAAGAAGTTGACGAAAGGAGTCGTAGTTTTGTTTTTGCAAGAAAAAAGATTTTACATAGTGTTCCTGAAAAAATGTCGAATCCTTTAAGATTTAAAAAGGTTGATAGATTGAAAGAAGATGATGAAGATAGAAAAGATGTATATAGTTCTTTAACAGACAAGCAAATTAAAAGTATTGATGATTTAAATAAAGACGCTAAATTTTTAAAATGTAAGGCTTGTAGGAAACTGTTTACACAAACAACACACAAAAAGAAAAAATCCCTACCTATTTGTCCTTGGTGTGGAAAACATAATTAAAAGAAAACCCCTCATTAGAGGGGTTTTTTATTTGACCTTGTGATTATGTTTATTTAGAATTTAGTTCCGCAATGTGGGCAGAACTTATGGGTGTCTTTTTTTCTCTTACTACCACACTCAGTACAGTAAGTAACCAAATCTTCCCTAACTAATGGTTTAGTTGATTGTGGTTTAATTTTCCACCAGTTTGTTGTGGATGGATAACTGACAAATGATGAATTATCATATGTGAATGATTGGTCAGAATCCGAACCTTTTTCAACTCTACCCGTCTCAAGTGACCTCTCATTTTTTGGGGTACCCCTTAATACAGTCCCACTAGTGGTAAACGTATTGTTACCACTTGTCAATGAAGAATTATAAAACGCATTCGTACTTGTTGTGGTAAAAGTTCCGTGAGTCGGGATACTATTACCACCTAAAGTATTATGTGTTGTGTAAGTAAATGGTGTTGTATTATTAACATTCCAAGATGGATTGTTAATGGTTAACGTGTTACCACTACCATAAAAAGTTCTACCGAGTAGAATATCTTCATTATAGAATTTAACAACCACATCACCATTATTGGCAATTGCTTGTTTTACTTCCTCATTATTCCCATTTACAACGTATGTCTCAAACAAAAACTTCTTTGCCTCATCAAGATACCTTTCGAGGAAGATACGTTCACCAGGACGAAGTATGATACCATTACCAATGGATTTACCATTCATCTCGATTTTTGCTAAAACTTTATTTTGTGTGGGATTGTAAAGTTCGATTTCGAACTCGTCACCGTCATTAAGATAAACGGTGTCAATGTGCTGTTTTAATCTTTGTTTACTTTTAGTAATGAAAGATTGTGGTACAGCGAAACCAGTTGTGTTAACTGAAATTCTTCTGTTCATTTCCTTATATTTTTTTGTATTTGAACCCGAATTCGTTGGTATCAATTCCAACTCAAATGCCACAAGGACACTTCCGATTCAACCACAAGGTCTATAATAAGTATATGAAAAAAATATTATTTGTAAAGTTTATTTGGCCGGTTTAATTGTAATGATTTATTTTTGTGTTTAAATCATTCATATGAAACACATCATTATCATTTTAGTTATGTTTATGTTATGTTCATTTATACAAGAACAAACAACAAGAATCGAATATTATATCATACAAACATCACCGAAGGTATTTGACACCGTAATGGTAGAGGTTGAAGGTAAACCAATATGGGTATATAAAAACGGAAAAAAGAATTTAGTTAAAGTATATCACTATGATACTGTTTTACTTAAACCAAAATTAATTAAAAATTAATTACCGGATTTGTTTTGTAACGTTTGTTGGTTTACAGACGCATTAGGTGTGGAACCATACGATTTTGAAATATCTCCTGTTTTTTGTATGAGTTTACCATACCATGTTGATGCGCTAAATTTATTATTGTAAACAATTGAATTTATTTGCTTTTCATATTGTGTATATGAATTTGGTAAATAATGTTTTACATAAACTAATAAATTTCTCTTATAGATTGGTAAAATATAATCAAATAGTGGACCTGAGTGTGTATTCCACATTTCTTCCACTTTATTCATTTTTTGTTGATTAGGATTACCTTCTTCATCATAGTCTGGTATATTCTTTAATGAATCAAATGAGTTATACATTTTTGATAAATCATATTGGAAATCTAATATAAAACCTTCTTTTGGTAAAACGTTTACAATTTCATCTCTTTTTGTTTGGTCCGCAAATCCCCCAATATTTAAACCACACATATAGGTTGAATATGTTTTACTAAATAGGTTAACACCTCCCTGTTTAGCCTTTTCAATAATACCTCTATAATTAGGTCTAACCACTTTAGAATCAACAACCGACAACCCTAACCAAAGTAAATCCATCACACCCAATGGGGGTCTTAACGCGTTTGCCCAATCTATTTCAGTAACCTTAGTTTCTCTTTCAATCCTTCCTTGGTCTGTGGTTGTTTTTGATTTACCAAAACTTAATGTTGTAACAAACGGTCTACCTTTAAATTGTCTCATTGCTCTTACAATGACCAATAAACCGTTATGTGATGCAATTACTTGTTGATTTGTGTTAAAATCAACCACTTGTGATCCTTGCCCTGATAAAACCTTATCACCAATTTTTAAGTAGTCAACATATGCTTTCGCATCACTTACTGGTTTAAAAATTGAAAGGAATTCATTTTCAGGACCTCCACTTTGTTTAATGATTTCTGCAGTTGTTGTTGAATAATAAAAATTATCTGTAGAAGCTTTAGGTAAACCAAATCCAGAAAGAGACCCATTACTTATTTTTGACCCGTCGGTACCTACAGAAATTTCACCCGCCTGTTCATTTATGATGGTGTCAATTATTCTTTTTATTTGTGTTTCCGATAGTATAACCTTCTTCATTAAAAAAATCTTTTTATATAAATACCTAAGAAAATATATCAGGTATTTATTAATAAATAAACATTTAATACAAACACATATTATGTTACTTAAATTAGGTTCAGAAGGAGAAGATGTAAAAAAACTCCAACAAAAATTAGGGGTAGACCCAATAGGTAAATTTGGCCCAAAAACTGAGGCAGCAGTTAAACAATGGCAATCTGCAAATGGTTTAACGGCAGATGGTATTGTTGGTGACGGTACTTGGGGTAAGTTATTTGCTGAGGGCACTGTAAGTGCACCTACTGTTATTACAGAACCAGCACCCGTTGCAAGTATCGGAGGATTAAAATTAGAAAAACTAAAAGGACATATTCCTGATGCGGTTATTAGACAAATACCTGACACTGCAGCTAAATTCCAAATTAATACACCATTAAGACTTGCACACTTCTTAGCACAATGTGGACATGAGTCCGGTGGTTTCAGAGCAACAAAGGAAAATTTAAATTATTCAGCAAAAGGATTAACGGGAACATTTAAGAAGTATTTCCCAACCGAGGCTGCAGCAAAACCATATGAAAGACAACCTATTAAGATTGCAAATAAAGTTTATGGAAATAGAATGGGTAATGGTCCAGAATCATCAGGAGAAGGGTCAAAATTTTGTGGCCGTGGATATATTCAATTAACTGGTAAAGAAAACTATACAGCTTTTGGTAAATCGATTAATGAAGATATTTTATCAAACCCTGATAAAGTGGCAACAGATTACGCATTATTATCTGCAGCATGGTTCTTTAACAAAAATGGTTTACATAAAATGGCCGATGAGGGTGCATCAGATACGGTTGTAACTAAAATTACGAAGAGAGTAAATGGTGGTACAATTGGATTGGCCGATAGAATTAAACACTTTAAAGAGTATTATTCTTTACTATCATAAACAAAAAAGGGACTTAATGTCCCTTTTTTTATATTTCTTCTTGATTACCTTGTTCAGGTTCTTGTGGTTCCTCGGGTTTTGTTTGTTGTGGTTTTTCTTTTTTCTTCTTAGGAGGTAAACCGTGTTGTATGTCACCATATTTTCCACCTTCGTAACCAACCATAGTTGGTACTTTTTTCCCCTCTATTACCGTTAATTTATGTGATAAATCTTCTTCCCACATTTGTTTACTAACTAAGTAACCTAACGCTTCTCCACCGTCAGATAATGTTGGGTTATCTATAATCACATAAAACGCATCTCCATTATCTGCAGAATATGATTTAACCGCATATCTCTTACCTTGTTCATCTTCAGTTCTCATCATTTTTTCCTCAGAGAACCTATCATTATATTCTATTTTAGTTGTTCCATCCATTACCCATTCAAATGAACTAATATGATAGATACCAAATAGGTGACTCGACTTACTTTGGTAAATTCTATAATTGTCATCTTTTTGACCTTTTCTAACAAGAACATAGTCTTTTTGCATGAAATCATTAACAAGGTACTCAATACCTGATTTTCCGATTTGTTTTAATTTTCTATCTAATTTTTCACGGTACGGAAAATCTGGAGGACTTGTTTTCAGTATTGCGGTCAATAATTTACTATTGGAAATTCTCGATGTTGCATCATGTAATTGCATCATCGTTATGTAAGTTGTTTTTAATTCTGGAGTCATTGCATTCCAAGAATCAACTTCTTTAATTTTACCACCAACTGCAATGTATTCAGTCATTCTCTGAGGTGTTTGTGCTGAGAATTCGTTTGGATCGCCGGGAGTTTCGTTGATAACGTCCGTAACTTTTGCAGATTCTAATTCTTCTTGAGATAATGCTCTCCACTCAAATTTTTCTCTTTCACCATCTAATTGTGGCCAAGTACTAACAATGAAATCCCAACTCTTAGTTTCGTCTCCATCATTAAACATTGAACTTACGGTATATGAACCGTAGTTGTTTATTTGGATTGCTGCCATATGAAATCTTGCTTCATTGACATCATCACTTAAATAATTTCTATTATCGTCTATGAGAAAATAAAATGTCTTCTTATCACTTCTTCTATAATATCCATATTGATTGGTACCATTACCATATAGATAGTTACCTTCATCGTCCGTTATTCTTACATCACCTCTCCATGTAACGCACCACGGTGAATTGATTCTACCGTTTCTTCTAAATTTCATGTATTGTTGTCTATGTAAAGATTGGTAATAATAACCCATTCTTTTAGAATGTGATTCACTTAATACTTTATAGACTCTTACACCTCCTTTATTTATAACACAATTCTCATCACTAAACCACATTGCTTTAGACGCCTCTATCTTCGCCTCATTTGGTTGAATACCATCTGATGCAAATATGGCATCTAATCTAACCTTTTCATCTTCAACATTGGTTTCTTTTTCCTCACCACCCATTTCAAATTTACCAAATTCAACTAAGAAAGAAACAAGGTCTTTAAAATTAAAAACTTGTATTTGTTTTAAATCGTTTAAAGAATATTTCTTTTTATCCGGAAATCTTCCATCGTGTCTTTTTAAAAATCTTAAAACACCAGAATTTTCAACTGAAATTTGATTTTTAATATTGTTATGTCTATTAAAAACTTTCTCACCTTGTTCGTCTGTTAATTCGGGAACTTCAGTTCTCCATTTAGTCATTAACTGATTGAAAAAGGTTTTTTGGTTGGCTTTCACCTCCTCAACGAGCATATCAAATATTAAATCATTAATCTTCATAGTAAATAAATATCCTATAAATATCTTTTTTTAGGGTTAAAATCAAGACTTTTATTAGGATAATTGGGATTCGACTTTAATGTATGTTTGTTTGAGGTTCTCTAATTCATCTAAGATAGTCTTACACATCTTCTCAATCATCAATATTTTCATAAGATTGTCGGCATTTGATTTGTCGACTTCAGAATTGTAATTATTCAAAAGAACCATTTTCATAAGACTCTCGTTTTCAGATTTTGCAACTCTTTCCTTTTTTCTTTGAAAATACTTCTTAGAATTTTCACGCGTACATTCAATACAGTAGTTACTGTGACCGTCCAAAACTAATTTGTTTTTGTAAAAATTGTCAAGGGTTTTTGTTGTTTTACAACCCGAACATTTCTTTTCGTTCATCTTTTATTGGTTTATTTATGATGCAAAAGTATGTATATTAAAAAAGATTACCAAATATTCTAAAAAATATTTGTGTATAACTAAATTTACATTATATGGGAGAACCAATACTCAAAATAGGATATTATTCAATTTATGAAATAAAAACAGCGAGAGGAGTAAAATATAAGGTGGATAGTGGTAAAACCATTTACATCGAAAGGTTTAAAAAATACATAATCAATCCATATAGAGATACTAAAGAATTTACAAATCTTGAAAAAGCTAAAGAGTATGTTGGTCTTAAATTAGTAAAAAGAGGTCAAGATAAAAAGAAGAAACTATCGAAATTACCAAAGTCTTTATATTTGGTTATAATTAAAGAAGAATCAACGAATAAGATGTTTGTGAAAGTTGGAATAACATCTAAACGATTTATAATGAGAAGATTCAGTAAAGCTTATGGGTATGATGGTTATGTTGTGGATACAATACTAAGAAGAATCGACACTCCTGACGCGGAAAGATTGGAATCTGATATTAAAGAAAAACTTAATAAAAAAAGGTCTGTAAAAAAATACAGACCAATTTTAGAATCGTTTTCTGGTTATTCCGAATGTTTTGATTTTTTGTGTTTGGAAGAGATAGTTAAAATTTTTGATGAGTTAACAAAGAATTGTTAATCCCAAGCGTAATCTAATATCAATTTACCACCTTCATTTTTCAATGTTAACCCACCACCTGCTTCAGATTGAGATTTAGAACCAACAACACCGAATACTAGTGTTGAACCATTGTTTAATGTGATTGGTGTATCGTTATCGAATTGTTTACCTTTTGAATTTTTATCTATTGGGGTTCCTGCAATAGAACCAACTACTGAAGGTGCCTTATAATTTTTATTATAAACATCTGCAGTAGAAACATCAGAACGGAATCCTAAAACTACTAACTTAACTTTATTGTTTTTTAAATTTAATAAGGGTTTTGGTGTGTTCTTTATATCGTTACCCCATGCGTGAGGACTTTTTCTAATGGTTCCCGTAACACCATTACTTTTTGAAAGATTTAACTCTTCATTAAGTTGGTTATCAATTATTTTTTTAATTTGACTTTCTGTGAATATATATTTTTTCATATTATTTTACTGTTCTTCTTTTTTTATGGAGTTCTTCGTTTTCTTTAGTTAAATATTCAACCTTAACACTTAACGCGGCAACTTCCTTAGTTAACCCTAAAACCATTTTACGAAGTTCATCCTTTTCAACGGATGACTGTACTAATAATGCTTCTAATTTGGCAATACGATCTTTACAATCATGTCTGATAAATTCATCATCTCTTTCTTTGGCCTGTGCTCGTTTTTCATAATATCTCCAAGCACCAGTACCGCCCAATATTGAGATTGCGGTGATTAATACTGTATAAATGTTTTCCATATTGTATAAATACTGTAATACAAAATAAAATTTTAAACTTTTTTAAGATTGTCGACCCCAAATCCCAAATAAATTTTTTACTGACAAATAGTCATTGAAAAACATGGTTCTTTTAAGTTAAGATTCTTATTTATTTGTGTATGCGAAAAATAGATGTCTTACTTAAGTCACTTCTTTATCTAACTTTTTTTTCGTATATTATACAAAACAATAAATTTTTAAACAAAAAACGAATGAAAAAAACAATTCTCAGTTTACTACTTTCAATAGTAGTTGGGTTTTCGGGGTTTGCCCAAGTCACAACCTCGACGATATCGGGTATCGTCAAAACCGAAAAAGGTGAATCTTTACCGGGTGCAACCGTTCAAGTGGTACACGTACCAACTGGAACAAAATACGGTGCAAGTACAAATCAATCAGGTAGATATGTGGTTCCTGCGGTTAGAGTAGGTGGACCATATAAAGTGGTTGTATCTTTTGTTGGTTTTAAACCAAACGAACAAACTGATATCAACACACAATTAGGTAACACCACAAACGTAGACGTTGTGTTGGTCGAAACTAACACATCTCTAAAAGAAGTGGTTGTGAGTTCAGGTAGAAATAATATTATTTCACGTGAAAGAACCGGTGCATCTCAACAATTCAGTAGAAGAGATTTACAAAACATCCCAATTACGGGTGCAAGAACAATCGATGGTATTACAAAGTACAATCCAAACGGAAACGGAAACTCTTTCGGAGCACAAGATTCTCGTTTGAATAACTTTACAATTGATGGTTCTCAATTCAATAATGGATTCGGTTTGGGTTCATCTGCACAGGCTGGCGGTAGAACAGGGGCTTCCGCCATATCGTTAGACGCGATTGAGCAATTGCAGGTAAACATCGCACCTTTCGATATTCGTCAGAGTGGATTTGTGGGTGCAGGTATCAATGCTGTAACAAGAAGTGGTACAAACGAAATTGAAGGTTCGGTATATCAAACACAAAGAGATAATAGTTCTACATATGTAGGTGATAACGCTAGAGGAACAAAAGTAACGGCATCTAAATTTGATGAGAAGGTACAAGGTTTCCGTTTAGGAGCACCAATCATTAAAAACAAATTGTTCATCTTTGGTAACTACGAACAAATTGAAAGAACTGAACCAGGTACAACTTGGATTTCAACAGGTTCTCCATTGACCGGTTCACAAATTAGTAGACCAACTTATACACAATTATCAGACTTATCTAAATTTATGCAAGATAAGTTTAATTACACAACTGGTCCATTTGAAGGATATTCTAACACAAACGCATCTAAGAAATTCTTAGTTCGTATGGACTGGAACATCAATGACAAACATAAATTAACGGCTCGTTATGTACATCACGATTCTGAAGCAGAGATTAATATTTCAAACTCTACATCAGCAGGTTTTGGTAATAGAACAACTTCGGCATTAGCAATGAGTTTCCAAAATAGTGGTTACATTATTATGGATAATACTCGTTCTTATGTATTAGAATTGAACTCTAAATTATCAAATACTTTACATAACAACTTAATTGTTGGATATGATAAACAAATTGAGGATAGAGCATATCGTTCTCAAATGTTCCCAACAATTGATATTAAGGATGGTGCAACAACTCTTACATCAGTAGGATTTGACCCATTCACTCCAGGAAATAAGTTAGATTACAATACTTTCCATATTACAAACAACTTAACAAAGTATGCAAACAAACACACTTTGACATTTGGTTTCAACTATGAGAAATATCAATCTAATAACTTATTCTTCCCAGCATCTAATGGTGTTTACATTTTCAATAGTTTAAATGATTTCTACACTGCGGCTAATCAATCATTAGCAAATGGTGGGGCACCTTCTACATTAGTTCCGGCTCGTTTCCAATTCCGTTATTCGGCATTACCAGGAGCAGTTGACCCAATGCAAACATTGAAAACTGATAGATTAGATGTTTACGGACAGGATGAATTCCAAGCAACTGAAAACTTGAAATTAACTTTTGGTTTAAGAGCTGCGGTTATTTCATTTGAACAAACCGCATTGGAAAACCCAGTGGTAACGGCAATGACATTTGCAGGCGGATTGAAATACAATACAGGTGTATTACCTAAAACACAAACACTTTTCGAACCTCGTTTCGGATTTAACCACGATGTATTCGGTAATAGAAAAACACAATTACGTGGTGGTACAGGTATCTTTACAGGTAGACCTCCATATGTGTTTATCTCAAACCAAGTGGGTAACAATGGTGTGTTGACAGGATATATTGATGTAAGTGGTACAGCTGCAGGTAAATATGGTTTCACTGCAGACCCTAACAAATATTTCATCCCATCAACTCCAACTTTACCATCTACATTTGATTTAGCATTTACCGAAGAGAACTATAAGTTCCCACAAGTTTGGAAATCAAATATTGCGGTCGATCAAAAGTTACCATTCGGGTTCATCGGTACTGCCGAATATATCCAAAATGTAAACTTAAATGCGGTTCATTACTATAACGCAAACTTAGCGAATCCAACTGGTAAATTCACAGGAGTTGACCAAAGAGCAAAATATGCAGGAACTGATGCGGGCGTTAGAGTAAATGGTAATGTATCAAACGCAATTGTATTAACAAATGAAGATAATACTCGTTTCAATTCATTAACATTGAAATTAGAATATCCTTACCAAAAAGGTGTATTCGGTTCATTTGCATGGACAGTTTCAGATGCTAAAGACTTTATGAGCGCAGGTTCAATCGCTAGTGGTAGTTGGACAGGTGCAAGAAGTATCAATGGTAACAACGAATTGAATTTATCAAATTCAGATTTCTTATCTCCAAATCGTTTAGTTGGTTTGTTAGGATATAGATTAGAATATGGTAAAGGCGCAGGTGGTGCAACTTCATTCACATTAGGTTATGTAGGAAATCAGGGTAATCCATTCTCTTATACCATCGGTGGTGATATGAATGGCGATAGAATCTCTAACAATGAGTTAATCTTTGTACCAAACAAAGGTTCTGATATTAAATTTGCACCATTGGTAGTAGGTACAAGAACTTATACTGAATCTGAACAACAAGCAGCGTTTGATGCTTACATCGGACAAGATGAGTATTTATCCACTCGTAGAGGTCAATACGCAGAAAGAAATGGTTCATTCTTACCGATGTTACATAGATTCGACTTATCAGTTGTACAAGATATCTATGTAAATGTTAAAGGTAAAAAGAACACAATTCAAATCAGAGCTGATATCTTAAACTTTGGTAACTTATTGAACAATGAGTGGGGAGTTTCTCAAAGAGCAACTATTCCAACTATTTTAAACTATTCAACTACAACAAATGGTGAACCAGTTTATAAGTTAGCAACTCAAAAATTAGCAGATGGTTCTACTATCTTAGCTAGAGATACTTATCAGTACAACTCATCAGTATTTGATGTATGGAGTGCACAATTAGGTATTCGTTATATCTTTGGTAGATAATATCAAAATACTATAAAATTTAAGGGGAGATGTTTTTACATTCTCCCCTTTTTTATGTATATTAGTGACATGAATAGTTTGATTATTAATTTTTTTGGTGGTCCAGGTATTGGTAAATCCACACAATCGTCTGGTTTATTTACGGAAATGAAAAAAAAACATATGGACGTTGAATTAACGTTTGAATTTCCAAAGATAGTTGCATGGGAAGAAAACTATTCAGCAATTAAGGATCAGTTTTATATTACAGCAAATCAACATAGAAATATTAGTAGATTATATGGTAAAGTAAAATATATCATTGTTGATTCACCAATTATATTGGGTTTAATATACAAAGAGAGATATAACGATAAGCCTGAATATCCTGCAATGTTCTATGATGAAACATATGATACGTTTATTTTAAGTTTATTTAAAAAATACAATAGTCTAAATGTTTTTCTAAAAAGGAACGACGAGACCTATGATCAAAATGGTAGATTTCAAGATTTAAAAGAATCTAAAGAAATTGATGAGGAGATAAAACAAAAACTAATTGTAAATGATATTCCGTTTATTGAGTTTGATGTTCACACAAACACCGCAGTGGACATATTTAACTATATAAACAAATATCATATATGAAAAAAGGATTACTATTGATTACATTACTTATTATAAGTTTTGTAACAATTGCACAAGATGTAGTTAAATTAGAACATAAAGCATTTACCACACATTATAGTAAATCTAAACATTATCCAGTGATGGTTGAGTGGTGGATTACTAAAGATAAATTAACATGTCCCGTTAAAGTTAAACGTGGGGATAAATTTATACCTGACCCTAAGTTAGTGTCAGAAACAAGTTTACAATCTGATTATACGGGTTCAGGATTTGACAGGGGACATAACTTTCCAGCAGCAGATGCGTCTTGTGACCAAGTTGCAAATGAACAATCATTTTATTTTAGTAATATGACTGCACAATACCCCGCATTGAATAGGGGTGATTGGAAAGAGTTAGAAATGTGGTCTCGTGAAATGGCAATTAAAGAGGACTCAATTCATATATGGACGGGGTCAATTGGAATTGCTAAACGTATTGGTACAACTGCAGTTCCAACACAATGTTGGAAAGTAGTTTATGTTAAGAAGTCAAATGAGTGGTTGGCGTTTATATTTGATAATAATACAACTAAAGCCGATGGTTTGAATAATAATAAAGTCGATTTAATTGATGTTGAAAAATTGACCGGTTTTAAATTTAAATAATGTTACCTAAAGAATATATAAACTATCAAGATAAACTATATTGGGTCTATAGAAAGGTAAGACATTCACAAGTAAAGGAAGGTTCTGTAACTGACCTAAGAGACTTTTGGATGTGTGATATGGTTGTTAGGAGTAAAACACAACAAGACGATACTTTATTGTTTTTAAGGGAGATTGAAGAGGCTAAAATCGTGAAAGATTTTATTTAATTAATCTTCTAATTTCTTTAATACAGGTTGTTGTATATTTGTCCTCATTTCTTTTTGCTTGTCTTTCTAATGGATTTTGGGAATAATAAACCATTTTTTCGTAAGATCTATATGTGTCTCTTACTTGAAGGTAATGAGTATATTCGTGAATTACCGTTGAAACGATATCATAAATCGTGTTATTATTAGGTAGGTAAATGACAATTTCATTTCTCCAAAAACAATAGTTTCCGTAAACATTAAATCCCTTCATTGTTCGTTTTCTATCACTAACCTTGAATATCAATTTACGTCTCTTTCTATCACATAGACCAAAATTTTTTATACACCACTTCAATGCATGTGTGGCATATCTTTTTTTGGTTTCTATGTCAATAGTTCTACCCATTGTTACTTTTATCTGTTTTTATAGTTCTAGTGGTCTTTTTAGGTGGTTTAACAAATTCGTTAATTGCATCAAAATTGTTATAGATATCTCTCAAAACTGCAGCAAATTCATAGTTCTCTGTTTCCTCGTGTTTTCTACATAAAACCGTAATGAAACTCCTTAATTCCATGTCAGTCAACTTCGCCCTCATTTTTACAGAATTTTTCAATAATTTAAAGACCATATATAAAACTGACATTTTCTTCTCCTGTGGTAGTGAGAAGTAATTTTCAATGTTTACGTTTGATAATATATTGGTACTAACGGTCTCTAAAAATGAGATAAATGAAGGGTGATTTACATTAACTTTCATGCTTCTTTTCGTTTTTTATAAATAGTGAGTGTTTTAGTAATAAAAATAAAAAAAAGGGATAAAATTTTATTTTCATCCCTCTTGTTTAAAGTTTTGGATTTATTTAGCCCACTTACCTCTGATTACAATTTGAGCGATTATATTATATACAGATAAATCCTGATATGTATCCTCAACAGCCTCTCCAACTGTATCAGGTTTACCTAAAAGGACTAATTGTTTCAATCTCTGAATCTTATCATTCATTCTGAACCAAAGTCCCGTTTGTGATAATTTAACCTCCTCAGGGGTCTCTAAACGAGTTCCTACGGATATATTATCAGGTCCATAGTTCATTTGTTTCCTACAAAACACTTCATATTGTTCTTTTAGGATTTTTTTGAATTCTTTTGTGGTTTCGGGATATTTTTCCTCACACAATTTAACTGGGTCGACTGTTTGTTCTTTATATTCTGACATATTTTTGTATTTTTAATAATATAACCAATTTTATTTGTAATACAAAATATTTATATAAAAAATACATTATTATGGCTTCAGACGCATACAAAGAAATGAAGGCATCAGGTGAAGGGTCAAGTTCATCAATGCCAAAACATAAACAATTGATTAAAATGTTAACATTTAGAGTAGTACCCGCATATTACAAGGAAATCGAAAAGGTTGCAAATCATAAAGAAATGACAGTTTCTAAGTTAATTAGAAGTTATATCAAAGAGGGGATGAAAAGAGATAATGAATTGTCTAATGAAGAAGATAAAGAATTTAGAGTAGATTAATATGGATAAAAATATAATAACTGAAAATGTCATAAAAGAGGTTTTAGACAAAGTTTTATTGGAACAAATGTCTAAGGTTTCCAGACAAGATTTCAGCAGGGTCCAATTTAAAATTGAGGAGTTACAAAATTCTTTAAATGAAACAATTAAAGAAATGAGAAAACTCGAAGATTCGATACCGTCCGGTTTAAAAAGTACATCTAACGGTAGAATTACCGGTATTTCGTCTAATTTGTACAATGCACAAAAATTGTTAGTACAATTAAAAGATAAAGTTAGACAATATAAGAAATCAATCTACACACAATCAATTGATGAAAAAAAAGATAAGGGGGTTAAATAAAATCACCCTTATCTTTTAATATCATTTTACCCTTTTCAGTTAAAAAAAACATTTCTTCAGTATTATCATCTTCATATGAATTTATTAAACCTTTCGATTTTAATTCATATAAAATGGTACCAGCAACAATTTCCTTTAAAAGTTTATCAAATTCCTCCTCGGTAAAAATTTCATCTTCATTCAAATCGACATCACCATTTATAAATTTTTCAGTCAACATATCGGATATACGAATCTTAGCATAATCAGTAACCTCAATTTCGTAGTCCTCAAAGAATTTATTTTCGATTAAACTCTCAATAATTTCTTCTGTCCTTTCAATTACAATTGGTTGGTAAATTTTTGGCATGTCTATTGTTATTTTCTTAATAAAAGATACGAAAAAAGAATCAATAAAAAAAATTATTAGTTGAAATTATCGATATTTTTTTTTATATTATGGTATAATTAAAATATAATGGGTAATAACAAAATTTTCATTCAGATTGCATCCTATAGAGATCCGCAATTAGTTCCAACAATAAAAGATTGTATAAAAAACGCAAAATATCCTGAAAATTTAGTATTTTCAATTGCATGGCAACGTTCACTTGAAGACGAATGGGATAATTTAGACGAATTTAAGGATGATGAGAGATTTAAAATCTTAGACATCAATTATAAAGATTCAAAAGGTGCGTGTTGGGCAAGAAACGCTTTACAGCAACAATACAATGACGAAGAATATACACTACAATTAGATTCACACCACAGATTTGTTGAAAATTGGGATGAGGAGTTAATTTTAATGTATAATCAATTAGTTGAATTGGGACATAAAAAACCACTACTAACAGGATATGTATCTTCTTTTGATCCTGAAAATGATCCAGCAGCTAGAATTGAGGCTCCTTGGAAAATGAACTTTGATAGATTTATTCCTGAAGGTGCGGTCTTTTTTCTTCCAGCAACAATTGACGATTATAAAGAAAGAATACAACCAGTTCCTGCAAGATTTTATTCTGCACATTTTGCGTTTACCACTGGTAAGTTTGCGGTTGAGGTTCCTCACGACCCCGAATATTATTTTCACGGAGAGGAGATATCAATCGCAGTAAGAGCTTATACTCATGGATATGATTTATTTCACCCACACAAAGTGATTGTTTGGCACGAATATACTCGTAAGGGTAGAAAAAAACAATGGGATGATGATAAACAATGGGTAACCAAGAACGTAAACTGTCACAAAAGAAATAGAAAACTATTTGAGATGGATGGTGAGAAAAAGGATATTGACTTTGGAATATATGATTTTGGCACTGAAAGAACATTAGAAGATTATGAGAGGTATGCGGGAATTTCTTTTAAGAAAAGAGCAGTACAAAAATATACGGTGGATAATAATTTAGCGCCTAATCCACCATTATATGGAGAAGAATTTGAAAAATCATTCCTATCAATTTTCAAACACTGTATTGATGTGACGTATGATAGAGTACCTGAAGATGATTATGAATTTTGGGTTGTAGCATTTCATGATGAAAATGACGAAACGTTGTTTAGAAAAGACGCTGATAAAGATGAAATAAGAAGAATGAAGAATGACCCTGACGGATATTGTAAAGTTTGGAGAGATTTTACTGTTGAGAAAAAACCTAAATATTGGGTTATTTGGCCCTATAGCACATCAAAAGGTTGGTGTGAAAGATTAAATGGAGATTTATAATGAAAGGAAATATAATATTAGAAACATGGTTTGAAACGGGATTAGGTGATTTTTATGCCTGTTTACTCTCATTAAAAGAAGGATATGATAAATTCATTTCAATGGGTTATGAGGTTGATGTAAGAATCAATTCTAAGGTTTCCCGATATGGTAATATTGATGTTCAAAATAAATTGATTGAAGATTGTTTTGATTTTAATCTTTTTAATAATAAAATTACTTTAAATAATCCGATTGATGGTGAATATACGAAAATAAGTACAATCGCATATGCATATAACATTTACATCCATAATAACGTTGAGGATATCGATGAAATTAAATCGATAGATTTATACGGTTATTCGGTTGAGAATGTGGCAAAGGGTGGACCATATCCTACAGATGTTAATAGAAATAAAATGTTATTTAATGATAAATTTTTAAATGAAATTGAAAGAATAGTGAAACCTTTCGATAAATTTATAATAATTCATTTAAGATATTCGGACGACCACGTTGCAACAGAAAATGATATTAATCAAATAACACAACTTATTATTGATATAAACAATAAGGATAGTAAAATAAAAATATTGTTATCATGTGACCTCAAGGAAATAAACGATATACGAGTTGATGGTGTTGAGATGATTACGTTTAACTATGAAGTTACAAATCAATATGATAGGATGAAAAGAGATTTACTAAATATGTGTATGTTTGCATATTGTGATAAATTATATACAAGAACAATAAATTGGTCTAATTACCAAACATTAGGTTTAATGCACAATATAAATGGTAAGTCATATGAAGATTACATTGAAAAAATATAATAATGCATAAAAAATATACAATTGTCATAACAACATTCTCTAAAAGATTTGATTTGGTTACAAATTTAATAACACAAATTAGAGAGGTGACAACTAATCCAATAATTCTAACAATTAATGGAGAGAAAAATGGAGTATTAAATGAGAAATATAGAAAAGATATTTTGAGTTTTTGTGTTAAGTTTGATTCTATTTATCCAGTTTTTTTTACAGAAATACGGTCATTATCTAAATTATGGAATGTTGGAACTATGAATTCAAATTTAGATGATGTATTAATATTAAATGATGACATTAAAATATTAAACAATGATTTTTTTAATCAATGTGATGAAATCCTTAAAGAAGATGTGAAAATGGTGTTATTCAATAATAGTTTTTCACATTTTTTTGTAAATAAGATTTTTTTAAATGAAATTGGTTATTTTGATGAACGTCTATTGGGGTTTGGTTGGGAGGATACAGATATGTGGATGAGGTATAAGGAATTAACGGGAGAAAGAATAAAAATAGTTAATACCACATCAATTTATAATGAATCATCAGATTTAATATATGACGATGTTAAAACCACGTGGGGAAAATATTCCTCATATAATTATGAATATATAAAAACAAAATATAGTAATCCGGGTGCTGAGAGGTACATGTGTGGTAAAAAATTAAAAGAAGAAATCAATCCATATCCCACAGAATCCTATTTCTTAAATGACAAAAATTTAATTTTTAATAATGAAAATAATTGACACTTTTCTTTTTTATAATGAGTTGAAAATGCTCAAATTTAGATTAACAGAACTTAATGAACATGTTGATTATTTTGTTTTGGTTGAAATGACTAAAACTCATGCTGGAAATGATAAAGAATTATATTATGAATTAAATAAACATGAGTTTGAGGAATTTAATCACAAGATTATTCATGTTGTTGTGACTCCATCAGAAAATATGTCGGCTTGGCAAAGAGAAAATTTTCAAAGAAATTCAATATTACTTGGTTTAGACAAATTAAATCTAAATGATGACGATGTTATCATGATACATGATGCGGATGAAATACCCGATATTGAAAGTATAGTAATTTATGATATCACTACAATCAAAAAAGGGTTAAGAAGTCAATTAGAGACATACTACTATAATTTACACAATAAAATAGAAGATTTACATCCTTCTGGTGTTGTATGTACATATGATAGATTTAAAAATAATGATACACCACAAAATTTAAGAAATAATTGGAACATTTTTAATCATACATATAAGGGATGGCATTTTAGTTATTTTGGTGATGAGTATTTTATATCTAACAAAATAAAGAATTTTGCACATCAAGAGTATAATGATGAATTTTACACCGATTTAAATAGAATAAAAAATATGGTGGAGAGTAATAAAGATTTATATGATAGAGAAAAGGAAAACTCTTACATGAAAAAAGTCGAATTATCCAATTATCTACCTAAAAATTATAAAATGTTACAATAATGAAACAAACAATAAAAATATCAAGAAGTGGTTTTCCTGGAGTTGGTAATTTCTCGTGGATGAATTATTTCTTTAATGTGTTATCTTTGAAATATGATGTTGTTATTACATCTGAAAATCCTGACATCGTGTTTTATAGTAATTTACATTATAATGAAGGGGAGTATGATTATTACACAAAACAAACCATAAAAGGATTACATGAATATGGAGAAAATGTAAAGAAAGTGTTTATAAGTGGCGAAGCTAGTCCTGGTTATCATGGAAGATTATCAAATAATCACTATTGTTTGGGTTATGAACATATCAATCATCAAAATTATTTGAGGTTCCCAACATATGTGTTAGACGCCTTTGTGTTACATAATGAAGGAGGCCTGTTTGATAGTCCATTTGGATGGTTGACCTCAAAAAGAGATGTTGAACTGATTATATCCAAGAAAAAACATTTTTGTTCTGTTGTACAATCAAGTGTAAATGATGATAGAGGTAAATTATATGACGAAATCATAAAAAACCATTACATTAAATCTTCAGGCCCGTGGAGAGGAACCGTAGGTGCTGATGAGACACTAAATTATCACAAATATCATAATTACTCAAATCCCGATTACATGGGTAAAATAGACGGATTAGTTTATAGAGATAAGATTAAATTTTTCGAAGACTCCCATTTTAATATTGCATTTCAATATACAAATACCATAGATTTAACACAAGAAAAAATAATACATGCATATGCAGGAGATTCAATACCGGTTTTCTATGGTAACTCAAACATTTTAAAAGAAGGATTTAATCCTAACGCATTTGTAAATGGTCATAGCTTTGAATCATTTGCCGATGTTGCTAATTTTATGGATGAGATATATAATGACAAAAATAAACTCAAAGAAATGTATTCTGAACCGTTTTTTGTGAATAATGAATTACCTATTTATTTTAACGAGGAATATTTACTTTCTTTTTTTGAAAAAATCATAAATGACTAAAGGAAAAATATCTTTCTCACTATATGGTGGGCATGACAAATATAATGTGGGAGCAATAAAAAATTTTGATTTGTGTAAGAAATACTTACCTGATTGGGATGTACATTTTTTTGCACATACTCACATGACAAATATGGAGTTGATGGGTAAATTAGAATCGGAGGGTGCAATTGTTAATGTTATGGATGGAATCACAATATCCGGTAGAGAATCTACATTTTTTCCAATGTTTTGGAGATTTTTTACTTTTTTTGATGATGTACCATCAATTTCAAGGGATTTAGATTCCAGAATGACATTAAGAGAATCGGAATATATTAGAAAATGGGAAGAAAATGATAAATCAATTTTTATCATTAGAGATCACCCATGGCACTCCTTAGTACCAGGAGGTTTGGTAGGTATGAAAAATATAGGTGATGAGTTTAAATTATATTTTGAAAATTATATGATTAATGGGGGAACAGGATATGGGGACGACCAAGAGATGTTATCGAATTTTGTAACTAATCACGGTGAGGATGATACTTTTAAATGTATTTTTGGTAATGAGAATTACATACAAAGAGATGATAAAGAGTTCTTTATTGGTATTCAATTAAATGAAAATGATGAACCAGAATCACCAGTAGCAATAAAGTATTTAAAAGAAATTGGTTACTAATGGAAAATGTGATGTTCTGCTCATTGGCAGTAGGTGAAAGTTATTTAAGGAATTTTATTGATTTATGTAATGAAAAAAGAAAAAAGGACAATTCCAAAAGTTTGGCGGTTACAGATAAGGATACCTTTGAATTACTTTCCGATTTAATTAAAGAAAACGACCATATCGAATATGTGGTAATAGAAGATAACTACGTAATTAATGAATGGCCGTTAGGATTTAATTTTAATTTAAAACATTTACCAATTAAACATTCAATAAAAGAAGGTATCGATTTTATCATTTATATTGATTCTGACTTTAGAATAATCGATGGGTATCACCCAAATAAATTCAAAAATTTATTTAACCAAATGGTTTCTAATGATATTGATTATGTTTTTGAAAGACCGTATTTTATTAGTCACGGTAAGCAACATCATCATGACAATTTTTGGAGACACAAAATTGAACCGTACGGTTTAATGGAAACATCCAAATATGATGATTACCATGTATGTAATGAACAATTTTTGGTATTTAGAAATTCAAATAAAATGACTATATTTTCAGAAAGATGGGAAGAGTTATATTGGAAATCTATTAAGTTAAATGTATGGACATTTGCTGAGGGTTTGGAAATTGGAATGGCTTCAGCAGATGCTGAAATGAAATTCGATTTTAACCTTTTTAGAGGAACACTAAATAACTGTTTTCAATTTAATGATAAAAGTGGAAATTTACACACAAGATTTTAATATGGATATAAGTAAAAATATAACAAGGTTTAATAAGTTAGATGAAAGTGATAGTCTATCCGCTTATCTTGGACACACAGCACAGCAATCACATAATGTATATCAAGTCTTTAGAGATTTTTTAGAAGAAATTAAACCAAGTAGAATTTTAGAAATTGGAACTGCGTTAGGTGGATTCACTCAATTTTTAAATATTACAGTAAAAGATTTGGGATTAGAATGTCCAATCTTAACTTATGATATCTACAGAAAAGATTGGTACACCGAATTGATAAATAATGGTATTGATGTTAGAGTTGAGGATGTGTTTCTTAATTCATATTCCGATGTTAAACAAGAAGTTAAAGATTATATAAAACAAGATGGAATTACATTAGTATTATGTGATGGTGGATATAAAATAGGTGAATTTAGATTACTATCTGAGTTAATAAAAAATGGGGATTATATTATGGCTCATGATTATTGTGAAAATAGTGAAAAATTCGAACGTGACATAAATAAAAAAATATGGAATTGGCACGAAATATCTGATTCGGATATTAAAGATTCATGTGAAAAAAATAATCTAAAACCATACAATAAAGAAAAATTTGATTCGGTTGTTTGGGTGTGTAAAATAAAAGAAAATGAACAATAATGTAACAATAGTTACTGGTTTATGGGATTTAGGTAGAGGTGAATTAGGTGGATGGGCAAAAAGAGATTTTTCATATTATAAAGAAAGATTTTTTGAAATGCTTAAATCAGATGTGAATATGGTTATATGGATTCCATCTGAATTAGAAAAAGAAGTAAGAGAAATACGTAAGCCTGAAAACACAAAAATACATATAAAAGAAGTTGAGGACTTTAAAACTTGGTTTCCGTTTTTTGATAAATTACAAGAAATTAGAACAAATCCAAATTGGTATAATTTTGCAGGGTGGTTAGCAGAATCTCCACAAGCGGCATTAGAGTTTTATAACCCAATGATGATGTGTAAAATGTTCATGTTAAATGACAGTGCAATTTTTGACACATTTAATACCGATTATTTCTTTTGGATTGATGGGGGTTTAACTAATACTGTTAATAAAGGTTATTTTTTACATGATAATGTCTTAGACAATTTAGATTATTATTGTAATGTTAATGATGATAAGTTTATTCATTTAAGTTATCCATATGAAGGTAATGATGAAATCCATGGTTTTGAGAGGAAGAAAATGGCGGAATATTGTAATACTGATTTTGTTAGATATGTTTCAAGAGGTGGGTTTTTTGGGGGATTAAAATCAAAGGTAAATCAAATGAATAATTTGTATTATAGTGTGTTACATAGCACCATTAATGCGGGTTATATGGGGGCAGATGAATGTTTATTTACAATCTTGTGTCATACACATCCAGATATGATACATAGATTTGAATTAGAAGGTAATGGACTTTGTTGGCCGTTTTTTGAAGAATTAAAGAATATAAAAAAAACTAAACCTTTAAAATCTAATGGTCAAAAACCAATGATTAATATAAAGACTAGTCTTTATGTATTAACATATAATTCACCAAAACAATTTGAAACATTAATTAAATCTTTTGAGGAAGTTGAACCTAATTTTTTATCAAAGACACAAAAATTCCTTTTAAATAATTCAACAGATAGAACTACCGATTCTGAATATTCTAAACTTTGTGAAACATATGGGTTTGAAGAAATAAAAAAAGATAACATTGGTATTTGTGGGGGCAGACAATTTATTGCAGAACATTTCGGTGAAAGTGATTCAGATTATTACATATTTTTTGAAGATGATATGTTCTTACACCAAAACACTAAAGATATCTGTCCTTCTGGTTTTTTAAGATATAAGGATAACTTATATGAAAAAACATTAAAAATAATACATGAAAATAATTACGATTTCTTAAAACTTTCATTTAGTGAATTTTATGGAAATAATTCAGTTCAATGGGCATGGTACAACGTATCACAAGATGTAAGAAATAAATTTTTTCCAAACAAAAGAAGATTACCCGTATCAGGACATGATCCAAATGCACCAAAAACACAATTTAAAAATATAAGAATTAGTGATGATATTACATACATCGATGGACAAGTACATTATTGCAATTGGCCTATATGGATGTCAAAAGAAGGTAATCAAAAAATATTTTTAGATACGGTATGGGCACATCCTTTTGAGCAAACTTGGATGAGTCATGTTTTTCAAAAACAAATGGAAGATAAAATAAATGCTGCAGTTTTATTATTATCACCAATAAGACACAATAGATTTGATTTTTATCCTGGTGACCAAAGAAGAGAAAATTAATGGAACATTTTTATCAAAACATTGGAGAGAATTGGTTTACATATCCTAATCTTTACAGGGATATGGTTTATTTATTTGGTGATAATTCACATTTTGTTGAGGTGGGTTCTTGGAGAGGTAGAAGTGCATCATATATGGGAGTTGAAATTATAAATTCAAAATACAAAATAAAATTTGATTGTGTAGATACCTGGGAAGGTTCAATTGAACACACCGAACATGAACTAATTACAACATCTTCACTTTATAACGATTTTATTAAAAACGTAAGTCCTGTAATCGATGTCATAAACCCAATACGATTACCATCAAACCAAGCATCAAAATTATATGAAGATGAAAGTTTAGATTTTGTTTTTATTGATGCGGGACATGATTATGAAGATGTTATTGATGATATTAAATGTTGGTTACCTAAAGTTAAAGTAGGTGGAATTTTGGCTGGACACGATTTTCATCATCCACCAATAGTTTTGGCGGTAAATGATTCTTTAGGTGAAGGTAACTATGAAATAACTGAAAATTGTTGGTTATTTAAAAAATAAAAAACCTCCAATTAGGAGGGTTTCTTTTTTTCTTCAGGTTTCTGTAAACCTTTTTTAATTTCATCTTTTTTTTCTTTGACCTGTTTTTCAAGGGTTTTGTGTTGTTCAGAGATTTTTTTTCTCTCTTCATCTGACATTCCGAATACACTCATATTAAATTGTTTTATTGTTCATTATTATTATTGACATATCTTTCATGTTTTTAAGTTTTTCACATTTTTCATATTCTTCCCTACCCTCAAAAACTAAAATCAAAGTATCTAATATTTCAACATACAATTCCAAATCGTTATTGTATGATAAAATGGTACAAGTATCATTATACTCATTTAATATTTCATAGTCAAGAGATATTAAAAATTCGTATATCATTTTTAATTCATCCTCATCATAGTTACCTACATTTAATACTCTTGTTGCTTGTAATAAAAAATTAAAGTTCATATTATAAATACCGATTAGAATTATCATTAATTAATTTATCTAAAATTCTAAAACATTCAATAAACCCATCACACTCTACTTCGTTTCTCGTTGTTTTAGAATCTTGCGTTGGTCCAAATACAATTCCATTTGATAATGAAATTGAGAACACCCATTGACTCGGGTTATACATTTCTATTGTCAAATATACACCTTCTTTATCAAAGAAATAGTATAATTTTTTAGTGTCATAACATTCTAACGTGGATAGACTTAACACACCAACATTTGGAAACATAACACCAGTAAACCTCTTAAATGAGTTAGGATACAAATATTCAATACTATACCAATCCATCATATCAGTAATTATAGTCTATTTATGATACTTTGTACATGATATTTTTGTTTTTTCAATAAAATCTATATAATTATGAATGTTTAACAATGATTATACACGAATTCTATTATAACGATGACAACAGGACGTTGTACATTGAGTTTTCGACTGATGAAGATAGTGATAACTTCTATCGCGTCTTAAATCTTGGATTTGAAGACATTGAATATTATTCTCCCGACATTGTTGTTGAGGATGATATGGAGGAAATAGATGAGGAGTTTGTAATTGAATTAATAAATCAATATTCTAAGGAAAACGATTTACCAGAAGAAAAAACTTTGTGATATTTATTAAATATGGGATTTTTAAACGATGATAAGAAAGAGAAACTAAATGCGTTCGTAAAGTTCGTAAAAGAACAGTTAGAACTTAAAACTGTTCCTACTATTTCTATTAAAGGTAATAGAGACGGTTTAAAAACGACCGCAAACTATGATTATACCAAAGAAAATAAGATTATTAAGGTATATGGTAAAAATCGTGCGTTAGTTGATATTATGAGAAGTGTTGCACATGAAATGGTCCATCACAAACAGTTTGAAGATGGTCGTTTAGAAAAAAGACCACCAGATATTGGTGGTGAAATTGAGGATGAGGCAAATGCTAAGGCCGGACAATATATTAAATTATTTGCAAAGGAAGACCCAACCATTTACGAAGATTAACCTACCTGGAAAAATATAAAGTAACTCTCACAGTAACCGCTTTGTCTCTCGTACCATTAGATAGGTACAAATCACTCACGATTGGAGGGCTCACTAAAGTTAAATTTTTTGGATAACCAATATCATTCGCTCGATACGTGTAATTTGTTACAGAACCATTTGTAGAATTACTAATTTGTAATGTTTGGTTATATATTGACATTCTCACCCAAAATGGTTCAGGTTTTACCGACCACGGTCCCTGAAGATAATCACAATACAATTCATTGTTGTTACTATCAAATTCCCAAGTTGTTTTACCTTTAACAAATCTTCTATCTGTTGCAGTTTGTTGAAAAACTTGTTTCATTAACACACCACCACTGACAAAACTTTGATTATTGAACGAATTTATACAAATGGTGTCGTTTTTAATGATTGTAACGGGACTTATTGCACTTGTAACAGTTACTTCGTAGTCCGTGAATATCCATTTACCTCCAGTTAATTTGGGAGGGGACTGTAATTCGTATTTTTCACACCCAAAAAGAGTAAAAACCACTAAAAACGATATAATTTTCTTCATGTCTTCATATTTTAAGCAAAAATAGGTATTTTTTGGTATATCACAATCAATTTCAAAGATTTTTTTGGGTATTTATATATTATGAGAATGGTTATAAACGAAAAACAACTAAAATTGATACTTTCAACTGAAAATCAAGAACTTGAAGAACAGGGGGACGTCGCAAGTGAACCATCACCAGGTACATCAGACACTCAATCAGGTGGTCAAGGTTATCCTGAGGTGGGAAAATGGGAAAGTGGAGTAACCAGAGGACCTGCAAACCAAATTGGGGTGACTAAATGGTCAGATATTGTTGGAGCTAACTTAAAAAGAGGTAAATCAAATCCACTTAAATAGATAATTCCTGATATTTATATAGAAATCAAAAAAAATAATGGTTTATCAAACAAGAAATATAGTTACAGAGTCTGAAAGAAATAGAATCAGTTCAGTACATGGTTTTTTTCCAAAAAAACGAGATTATATATTTGAGGCCTGTGTAACAGTGGATGGTAGATATTTTATTGTTCAAGATGACGTATTTGATATTCAGGAACAACAAACAATTGGTAACATTTGGGAATCTTTGGATATTTTTAAAACAATTTTTGGAAATATCAAATTGGAGGATGAAAATTATATTCAAATTAGAGAAAATATCGTTTCATTACCGATATTAGAATCTCAACAAAATTTATATGGTTTAAGAGATATATTACTTGAGTTTAATTTTTTACAAGATACATGGTTAGGTAGACAATTTAAAAACGCTGGAGATAGTATTGTGGATTTTACCAAAACATCATATGAAGGTGTTAAAAAGTTTGGATTAGCAATTTCTCAAGGAGAATGGGGTAATATTTTAAAATTATTATCACAAGGTGTAAAATATGTTTTAAGAAAACTAAAAGAGGCTTTATATAGTAATATTGGTATGATAGTGGATGCAATTTTAATTGCATCGGGAGTGGGTGCTGGCGCAACTAAAATCGCATGGGGTTTAGTGTGTGCATTGGACATTTATCAAATAATGAGTGGTGATTGGCCCGATGAAGAGAAAAATGATCCTCTATGGATGAAGTTTCTTTTCTTAGGATTTGACATATTAGGATTTGTAAGTGCATCTGCTGCAGCTAAAGCCGCAAAACAAGGTATCATGCCACTCAAAGCAATTGCAAACAGCCCATCTAAAATTGCACAGTATTTTGAAAAAAATCCAAAAGTAAAAGGATTCATAGTGTCTATGATTGAAGGAATGAAAAGTGTACCTGCACGTTTACAATCATTAATGGCGTCAATTGCAAAAAAATCACCTAAAATTTCCAATTTCATCGGAGGCACGTTAAAAAGTTTAAGTACATTATCAATCAGATTTACTGAAAGTTTACAAAAATTATTAGGTCAAACTGCAGGTAAAGGTGCAGCTGCTGGAACAAAAACCGCTGGTATACTTTATGGGTTTGAGAAAGGTATACACAAACTTACAGGTTCAGCAAGTGAAGGGGGTCTTTTGGCGGCAAAAAGATATGATAACGTAATAAAAAAACATTATGGGGGAAAAGACCCATTTGATTCTTAAAAAAAAATAATAATGAAAAATAATATGAAACCAACAGACAGAATTAAATTAGTAATGTCATATGATAGTAAAAAGACATTAAATGAGAATTTAGAAGAAATAAACATTCCAAATGAAGAAGAGAAAGATATTGAGGAGGCGGCAGGTCGTGCGGAAGTTAAAGACATAACTAAACTTTTGAAGGGTGGTGCAACTGAAGCTGAAATGATTGCAACATATGCGAGAGTATTTGGTATGTCTGATGATGCCGTTAAATTGGCGTTAGCTAAAGATTTAACAACATTAGATAAAGATATTGTAAGTGCAGTTAAAACTGATAGTAAAAATGGTGTTAGTGTAGGTTCAACAAATACTTTAGGACCTGCAGCAAAATCCGCATCTAAAGCTAAAGCAATAAAGGAAATTATGACTAAGGGTGGTAATATAACCGACCAAGAAATTATTGCTATTATTGAAAGAACAAAAAATGAATCAAAATCAGTTGCAAGAAAAGTTGAAGGTGGTGTAACTAAATCAACAATCACTAAGGATGTAAAACAAACACAAAAGATTGCAGATTTAGAGAAAAAAATAAAAGAATTAGAAAGTGTTAAATCTCCACAACAAGCAGAAGCTGCAATTAAGAATGACATTAATATTAACATGACTCAAGGAGGTGGTGTTGGGACACATTCCGCAGTTCAAGGAGTAAAAGAAATTGCACCTGAAGTTAAAACAGTTGCTGAAGAAGCAAAAGTGGCTGTTGGAGAAATGAAACCATCTAAATGGGAGAAATTTAAAAAAATTGCAGGTAGACTAAAACCTAAGTATTGGATTATGTTAGGTTTAGCAGGTATTGGTGGTTGGTATCTTTGGAAGTTCTTTAAGAATGGTACAACAAAACCTGAAAATGAATTATTTGGTAAATGTTTAGATGATGTTATTGATGATAACGGAACATCGATTAGGAATACAACGGGTGGTGATCCAGTTGTAATAGTTAAAAAAACAGGTAATTCAGAATATGACGGAAAAGGTGGACTGTGGTTTTATAATAATGGTAGAGTTTTCATGGCTGATAAATCAAAAAGAGGAACGTGGTCATGTAAAGGTACTAATACCGTAATTGCTGAACAGGGAGACGGTAATCCAAATACAGGTATTGGTAAAATTAAAATCACTTGGGATGGTGAAAATGCACCTGTAAAAGGTGGTGGAACAGATAATGGTGGAGGCACAAAAACAGGTGGAAATAATCCAAAATCAAATGTAAATTACCACGATTGTTCTTCAAAAGATTTCCCACTTGAATTTGGTTGTATTTCACCTAAAATTGCTGAAATTCAAAAATGTTTAGGTATAACACCACAAAAAGGTTATTTTGGACCTAAAACTAAAAAGGCAATTGAAGATTTAGAATACAATTTATCTGGAGGTTTAACAAAAGAAATTAGTGATAAAATAATTTCAGCATGTAACCCTACAACAGGTTCAACTACAGGTTCTACAACAGGTTCCACAACAGGTTCTACAACGGGGTCTACAAGTGGAACAACCGCAACCGCACCAATTACTCCTCCTCCAACACCATTGGAGCCGGTGTATGATGTAAACAGATTACAAGAGTTATTAGCAAGTAAAAACTTAGTTAAGAAACGTAAAGGTGTTATTGTAAAATGGAAAGGTCCTGAGTTAAGTGGTGAAGATTATTACATCTTAAACAAATATTTGGAAGACAAAGGTTACATTCAAAAGAAACAAAGAGAAACTGGAGACAGAGATGATGAAGATGTAACAATGAAATATAAATGGAAATTACAAGGAGAAGCTTAATATGAAAGATATTAAAAAAATTGTAAGTGAAAACCTCTCAAAGAAATATTCAATAAATGAATCCTTTGAGAGGATTTTTCTTAACGAAAATAAGGAAGACAAATTTGAATTAACTATTCAATATTTGGGTAAACTAATTGATGAAGGATATGACAATGAACAATTAGAAAACGTTGTAGTTGAACAATTTGATTGGTTAAAAAATCTATTCACACCAAGTAAAGAAAACCCTAAAGATGCTTCCACAAGAAGTAGTCTATTAAGTAATTTAGGTGGGGGTGCGTTATCTCAATTTAAAGAATATGCAATCACTACATTATTAAATTTAATAGGGTTTAAAGGACCTTTAGTTGATGCTATGGTAACAGCAATGAGTGAAATGACATTAAGTGATATTATCGCGGTGTTTAGAAATAAACAAAGTTGTTCATATCATGGTAGTACAGTTGCAGATGCGTTATCTGAAGCATTAGTAACTTACATCATTTCTTCAAGTACTGAAGAAAATTCAATGGCGTCAAATTTCCTAAGAAATACGGTATTTGAATACATTAAATCGAGTCAATTTGGCGAGATGTTAGCAACTGCAGTATGTAATGTTGCATATAAAGCAAAACCTACAATAATTTCAAACATTACCAAATAATAAGATATTTATAAGTAGAGTTTAATTGGTTTGGTCGCCATTAAACAATAACTTATCTAAACGAAAAGGAGGTGTTCTTAATCTCGACAAAGGGTCTTCGGACCTTTTGTTCGTTTAAAGAGGTTTCAAATTTATTCTTCCTAATTTCCATCCAGTGGGAACAATTCCCATCATTTTTATTTTCTTGTTTTGTTTACCATCGTTTATCCATTGTGAACCATATTGTGAATTTGTTTCACCTATACCTTGTCCTTTTTTTGATAATTTAATTTTATCAATTGTTTCAGGTTTATGTTTTTTACCTTCCCATGAATAATATTCTTGTATTGGTTTCATTTCACCCTTTTGATGTCTTTTTTTGTTTGCTTCAGATATTTGTATAGAACGTTTTTTTCGATATTCTTCATCTGTTTTTAATCTTTCACTATGTTTTAATCCAGCAGCTTGAGAACATTTAAATTGATGTTTTTGATTGTTAAAACCGCCTGAACCTCCAGGTTTCATATTATAACAATTAACATCGTAAACATATTCTTCGGTGATAATTTCTTTTTCTCTTTGGATTAAATTTTCTCTATTTTCACACCATTCAATTATTTCAATTTTAAAATTTTCTTCACCATATTTTCTAATGGCGTATCTTAAACTTTTACCACTACCTAAATAACCATCTTTCAGGTTACTTGTTGAATGCATACCGATATAAAACTTATTATTAAGTTGATTAGTTGTTTTGTAAATAAAATGAAATTTTTTTGACTTGATTGAGTTCGACATACTAATAAATATGTCGAAAACTCAAAAAAGTCGAGGGTGGAGATGGAGGGAGTCGAACCCTCGTCCGAACCACCGAATAATAAATGGACTACACGTTTATTCTGTTAATTCACAACAGACAAATAATTGGTTCCTATTTTGACATCGTTACCAATAACTGTGTCGAGTTCACTTAAGGTAGCACTCTGAACGAGACCTTTGACACTCTGAGGTGGTATCACACCTTAAGTACTTCTGTTCCTAGGTTATATGTACATCGACCCGCATAGGAGGCTAACTTAGTTAGGCTGCCACTTTAGAAGTTGCAAGTAAACCTGCAATTTCCATGTTGTTGTAAACGTTGCCGTTTGAATTTTTCCACCGTGGATTTAAGTCATAGATGAAGTCTGACTACGTGCCCATTTATCATACAAATAGCCGTCAAAACCAGGCATCCCCATATGATAAACTTAATACAAATATAGATAAAAAAGGGTTAAAAAACTAATTTTAACCCAAATAATCTATATAAAGAAAAAAATTATTTTTTCTTTGCTGGAGCCTTTTTAGTTGCAGGTTTTTTAGCTACTTTTTTCTTAACAGCTTCCACAACTTCTTTTACTTCTTCTTTAACTTCAGCAACTTCGATTTTAACTTCAGTCTCTAATTGGTTTAGTTGTACGGCCTTTTCAGCAGCAGAACCACTACCCAAAAGTTTCTTAATTAATTCAAAAATTTTCTTCATGTTTTTTAGTTTTATATATAAATATCCGTTATTGTATCAAAATCAACTAACTGTCAGTGGGAAGTGTTTTTCATATAACGCCTCAAAAAACAACTTATTTTTCTCCCATTGTTTATTTACCATACCAATAGATTTATGTGTTACCATTATTTTAGTTGTAACACCGACCTTAACACCATCCATAAAATTCTCTACACAAAACGGTAAGTCATAAAAGTGAAAACCCTTAAACTCCTCATTGAATGTGTGTTTTATTCTATTTTTATGTACCATAATAAACAACCCATCTACAATTACCACTTCTTTAGGTTTATCTCCAAAAGATTGTTTAGAATAATGATTAACGTGTCTCTTCCCTTCATGTTCATGACCAACAACGCCGTACATTGACGTTCTATCCTGCCACCACATGCCGCTTATTAAATTATCGGTACCTGCTAAACCAATAATACCATATTCAGGATTCTCTTCAAATAATCTAACAACTTTGGGTGTTATGTTTGTAGTTTCTAAAATCAAATCATCATGCATAAAAACCACAATATCATTTTTTGATTCTTTCAAACCAATGTTGTAAATTTCACTTAATGAATTAACTCCATCGTTTTCATAAATGTTTACTTCCGTTTTAGGATGTGAAAACATTTTCTCAACGTGTTTCAAATACGTATCATCTATTTTTCGTGTAGATATTACAACACTAATTGGTTTATTATATTTCGACATAAGTTGCTACTATTTCACCGTCGTATTCGTTTAAATCTACAACGATTGGTTTATTTGTTGGTCTATAATCTGTGGTACAAATTGATGCATTTACAAACGTTGTATCTTCATTTGTATAAACACCATATCCTTCATGTATATGTCCAAATATGTTTAATATTGGTTTGATATCAATAATTCTATTTAATAACAATTCACAACCAACATTAACATTTGGTTGTCTCCAATTATTAACTAAATCACCATAACCATTCGGAGGTCCATGTGTAATTAAAATATCGGTATCTTCAGGTATTAAATTCCATTTTTCTTGTAATTCATTACCCATTCTTGGTAAGTTGAAAGCCCAATCGTAAAACCATGGTTGCCAAGGTGTACCATAAATTTTAATTGGTTTTGAAAATTCAGGACTATCAATTGTAATGAAATTATCTTCCAAATATGTTACATCTGATTGTGATAAATTTTCGGGAGACATTAAATGATGTAACCAATCAAAATCACCTCTATGATGTGGTTCATTAACTCGTTCAAAACAATGATCGTGATTACCTGAAATGAATATTTTAGTATCAAAACCTTGTATATTTTGAAACCAATGTATGAAATTTGTAACATCTTTTTCACCACCTCTGTTTGAGAGGTCACCCGCATGAATTAACACATCACCTTCAGGTAATGTATGTCTCATATTTTCATGAAGACTATGTGTGTCAGATATACAAACGATTCTCATAATATCAAATATAAGTATTTTTTTTTAAAATGCATAAAAAAAGTCATAATTTCTTATGACTTAATTTCTTGAGGTCGAACGGTTTTTTAATATCGTCCAGATTCCACCACTTTGTTTTATTAAACAAAGAAAATAAAACACTGAGAATACATGTCTTAGTAATTGACTTGGGGACATTATTTGATTCTTCCCTTTTCCACTACCTTTTGAGTAGTACCAATCAGCGGCGGTCAATTAGATTAACCAATCCTTAAGTCGTTATATACTCTTTTAATACTCATTACTCATC